TGCTATAAGAGCGTCAATGTCCAAGTACTCTTGGATAGTTCGCACCATGTGCGTTCCTGCGTTTGCAGGTAAAGCTGCGATAGAGTTAGCACCAACGCCAGTGGTTGATTTTGCTGTTAAGTCAAAAGTTGCCATGTTAGTACCCTCCCCTAAGCTGCGTTATATTTGGCAGTAACGATAGCCTCAGGTCTGAGGATCTTTCTACCATATAAGTGCATACCTCTAACAATGTCAGCAAAGCTGTCAGGGTCACGGTATGTTTCAGTTTTGCTGAGTTGTTCAGCAGTCGCAACGGCAGAGCCGTGTCCTGCAACAATCACACCAAAGTTTGAGTTTTGGTTTGCAGAGCCAGTTGTTCCTGGTCCTGTACCAACTGCAGGAAGGTTGCTAGAAACGTAAACTCTAAAACCTGCTAGATTTGGTAGAGCTAAACCATTTTTAAGGTCAGCTGCTGCGAAATCAGCATTTACTAGCTTAGAGTTTTCATCACCTAGTAGTTCCATGAATACAGGGTCAATGACGAGCCATCTGTCCTGTGTATCAACTTGCTGTTGATTCAACAAACGGTTCATTCTGTTGACGATCTGCATTGGAGAAGCAGTTGCTGTCGGAACAGCAGTTGCCCCACCTGGCACGTTAGCAACAGGAATTGAGTGATCCCCTGCTGATGATGTGGTGATGTTTCCGAATGAGTCCTTCCTTAACTTCATAGAAGTAAGAAGTTCATCAGAACCTGCAGTGCTAACGGCTTTAGTTCCGTTAACGGTTGAGTTAGCTGTGCTTGCAACAGAGCCAATAGCAGACTGTGCAAAACCAGATAGATAACCAAGAACTTCTTGGTCGTATTGGTCAGCAAGCTTGTATGCTGCTCTGTCGGTAGCTAGTTGCATAAAATTTATATGACTATGTGCTTCCTCAATGTCGTCCATTTTGAAAGCATAGTAGTTAGACTTATCAACAACGAGTTGAAAGTCCTCGTCATCTAAATCTTGTGCTGTTACCTGTGTACCTCGTGCGTACTGTTTGACTGAGATTTCAGGTTCTTTAATAATTCTAACGGTGTCACCTTGGTTAGAAATTTCCCCAAAGTAGTCAGAATTAGTAATGTCACCCACAACAGTCGATTTACGAAACGCAAGCTGTACTTGTTTCGAATAGATTACTGGCGAGAAATTACCGTTAGGTAAGTTGCCGTAACCTGATACTGTTTGAAATGCCATGATAAATCCTCCTGTAAAAGTTGTTATGGCGTTAATAACAAACTTACGATTATAGAGGCTACGCTTTTTTAGAGTTGCAATGTTGTTTGATTACATGATTTCAAACAGATTGGGTCTATACTTGTCGTAGGTAGTCAGACAATCTTTGTTTGTACGTGTTAGTTATATTTAGAAAAAATGCCTTGTCAACACTTTTTTATCGTGCTGCACCAGATAAATCGTATACAAACTTACCTGATCGCATTGCTTCCATTATGGCTTCCTGATTTTTAGCATACTCTTTGTCTGACATTTTATCTACTTGGGATTCCCTAATGTAGTTGTTAGACTCATCTGCTGTCGGAGAAGCCTTAGAGCGAGTGTTCACAGCAGAAGCTGCCGACTTTTTACTGTCGCCCTTTTTAGTTGTGATACCTGCATCTATTTTGTACAAATCTATGACTCGTGCAACAGACTTAGCATCATCAACATTCTCGTAGAGAGCGTCCTGTACCCACTTAGGCTGATCCTCTGCCCAATCGTGGAACTTGTCGTCCTCTCTTATTTGTGAAAAGTCAGGGTGTAGCTTCATAAGTTCAGCTTCAGCCTTTTCTTTTGTAGCCTCCACCCTCATCTTTTCTATGTTCTCAAGCCGTTTGTCAAGATCGCTTGATCTTTCTCTGGCTTTTCTATCAGCTATTGTTTCGACTATACCTGCAACGTCAGGATACTTTTTAGTCCACTCAGCTATTTCATCTTCAGACTTGGGTAGTACCAACTCATTTCTAGTAGCTTTTGATAGCTGACTTTCAAGAGCTTTGATTCTGTCCTCAGTCTCCTTATCTTTGCTTGCCATGTGTCTCCGTAGATCACCGTATCTCTTCTTAAAAGACTGCTCTTCTTTTGAAAGATTCTGATCCTCTTGTTTTGCTTCGTCTGCCTCTTTAGTATCAGATACTTCTTTGACCTCCTCAGCAGGTTGTCCACCTTGCTCTTTGGCTTTGAGAAGTTCTTGCAACTCCTCCTCATCCTTTTTGATGCGATCTGCGTTTTTGTTTTTGCGTGGGCGTGGATCAACAAACCCTGCTACTTTTACTTTTTCTACGTTTTCTAACTCTGGCATATTCATTACTCCTATTGTTGGGGCTGACAATCATTCCTGTCAGGTCGCCTTCGTTTTACTATCAAGAAAGTTTTTTATCTTTCCTGCTACATACACCGTTGGATGTATTACTTTACAAAACACGTTACCAAATAAATCATCTTTGGCTTTACCTTTTGTAAGAACGTGTTTTAAGTGTTGTGTTCGTCTACCTGCCATCAAAGCACCAAACCTTGTTAGCAGGTTACTCTTCTTCATTCCTGATACGTAAGGTCTAAACAGCCAATGGTATCCTATCTCATGTTCAATTGTTAAGTATCGCCTCTGATATGTATCCCATACTCTCATAGCTTTACTCCAATCGGCAAGCTGTGTTTGTCTATATATCTCTGTGCAGACTATAGACTTATCACTGCCTCCTGAAGAGCCACCACCTGTAGAGCCTCCTCCACCTGAGTCACCTCCACCTGAGTCGCTATCATCTGAACCACTGTCGTATCTACCTAGAGGATCTGCAGTTCCGTACATTGGAGATTGCTCGTAGTAACCACTTGCCACGTTCTTTGCGTAAACATCTCTTGCAAAATCATCAGTGGACTGCTGTACAAAATTACCCTGAGAGTCAAACTTATCTCTATCCGTCTCCTGCTTCTCTCTACGCTTTGCATCTTCTGCAGCTTTAGCTTTTACAGCATTAACCTTTTTATCCTCTTCAGCTTTAGCTGCTTTCATTTGTGCGTCTACTCTTTTTTGTGTTTCCTCGTAAATCATCTTTTCTTGTTGCTCTCTAGCCTTTCTCGCCTCAGCAGCTTTCTGTGCCTCTATGTCAGCAGTTGAGGGCATAAGCTTTGCTATATCAGAAGGTCTACCCAAAGGAGTAAATGGAGCAACAGGCTGTGGTGCAGTTGGTCCTATCTGTGGCAGTGTGCCACTTACTCCTGTAACTTGTCCAAGACCACCTATAGTAGGGGCAGAACCAAATGCAACAGAAGGTTGCACTGTTCCTGTTAAACCTGCCATTTGTTGTTCTAAACTAGGAGGTTGTAGCTCTCCTGTTCGTTGTATACCTTTTTGCAGTGTGGCTAGATTAGCTTGCTCTTTTGCTCTATCATACTCTGCGCCAAGACCTCTAAACATAGTTGCAGTTTCTGGTTCTTTACTCTTAGCTAGTCTACTTTGTATATCTGCTCTTAGTGGGTCTACGTCTTGCACTGCACCTAGTCCACCTGTGCCTGTGAACTGTCCATCAGCTTCTATTGACACACCGACAGGTAGGTCTTGTAGTGGGTCTGGCTCTGTGGGAATAATAGGAGCAGCTTGTTGTTTAGCAAAAGCGTCTACGCCACCTGCTAACCGTATCTGGTCTGCTGTGGGTGCTTGTGGTGGCACAAATGTTTGTTGTAGTGGTTGGGACACACCTAATGATGGATCAGTGCCTATCTTACTAGGATCAAACCTTTGTCCGTAAAACTGTGATACGTCCTGTGGTTGTGCTACGGCTGTCCCTGTTTCAAAAGGAGACTTAGGAGGCAACTTAGCTACGACTTGTGTTTTAACATTTGCATACTTTGGATCTAACTTTACGTTTTGATTTTCTCCTCCTATTGCAAAATTTGTACCTGCCATTGTAGTAAAGTCGTAAATAGGGTTTTCTGATCTAACTGCAACATATGCTGCCGTAGCTTTAGCAGAGTTTTGTGGGTCACTAAACCACGTATTAAGTTGTTGCTCTGACATGTTTTCAAGATCAACACCTAACTTGTTACCTACATTTCTATAGTTTTCTCTTCCTGTTAACTGTGTGTATCCCCTGCCTCTATATTTAAATCCGTCTCCTTCTTCTGTATTACCATTTACACCACCATATACATAGTTACCAAAATTTACAGGATTGTTTATTATATTTAAATCTCTTATCTCCTTATCAGTAAGAGCGCCACCTTCTCGTTTAACACCAAGTTTTGATTTAAAAATATCTCTTAGTCTATCCTCTACTGAAGCGTAATCTCCTTTGCCTTTATACGTTAAATCCTCAAAAAGTTTTGTAAAGCCGTCACTCTCATAAGAAACTTTTGATAAGATAGCTCCGTAATTAGCTGTATTACTGTCTATCCCTAAATCAGCTAGAGCATTAGTTATTAAAGATGGTGCAGAGTTTTTAGCTCCCAAGGCTTGATTAGGTATAACTCTAAGAGCTACTCCTCCCCTTACGTCATCGCCCCCTGTGCCTGTGAGAATAGACTGACTTGTAGGAGTGGCAGCACCTGCTGACATATCAAAAGCGTTCTTTAAAGAGTCTATGAAGCTCTTCTTGTTCTTATCAACTTTATTCTCATTAGTTTCTATGATGTCTTGTACTTCAGAAGCGTTTGCACCAACATCTGCACCAGAGTATCTAGCTAAGTCCTGTCTGCTTAATACCTTTGCTCCTTCTGGTCCTTCACTGTGTACCTGTATGAGGTTTCCCTTACCTGTGGTCTTTCTAAGAACAGGGTCAAATATGCCGTGTTTATCTGTGGCTAAGATTGCTCTTGCTGAATCTTTTGGTGACGCACCCACTAGATGCAAGTCTCTTTTGTCCACTCTAAACTTTTTGTTTGCGTTTACTCCTGGTACAACTACCCACGCATATTCTATTATTTCTTGTGCTTCATCTGCCAGCGTTTGTGGTGCTATAACATTTTGAAACTCACCTGGAGGTCCGTAATATTGTTGTGGCTCTTCAACTTCTGTTGGTGGAGTGAAAGGCACACCTAATGTTTGTGGTCTTTCTGGTGGTCTTGTTGTGCCTTGTTCTTTAAAACTAGCTACGTCAGGTAGCAGGTCTGTTTCAAAACCCTTCTGCTCAAACAACGGAACTCCCTGTATTGTTTCACCCTTACCTGTCACAGCATTTATAAGAGCCTCTGTCATACTTGTATTAGGCGCTACTGTTAAAACTCTTTGTAGTGTCATCTTTTCTTCTGAAGTTAGAGGCTGTTCTGTTGCAGGATTAACCCCTGAGCGTAAAGCTTTTTCTGCAAAAGAACGTGCTGCTCTTTCACTCATCCTTTGTAAAAATCCAACTACAGGTATTTTTGATGTTACGTCTGCTGTTTTACTGTCAGCATTTTTAATGTAATTGTTCCAATCATTTTTGTTATATTCAGAATAACTTTTACCTACAAACTTTTCGTGGTCAGAGGGCTGTGCCATAACAATACCACTCTGTAAATTCTTTTGTCTAACGGCTTCTGCTTCATCTTCTTGTCTACTCTGCTCGTCTGCTACAGGGTCAAAACTCCCTCCTCCTCCTGTTGTAGGAGCGCCCCCTTCTAAAAAGTTAGGTGGTATGTACTGCATCGGTCTTCCGTTGAAGAAAGGTATAACAACTGTTCTGCCTGTATTTGGATCAGTAAAGTTACGTAGCTCAAAGCCTACACCAGGAAAACGTCCTCCTCCTGCGCCATAAGGTTGATTGGCTTTAAACTCAGAACCTGTAACACTAGAATATGTATCACCTACTGCACCACCCTCGTTAAATCCCTCTAGCTCCTCGACAGGAAATGGAAACTCTTCTTGTTCTTCTACAGGCTGTCCACCAATACGTCCATCAGCTTCCATCCTAGACAAACCCATCTTAGCTTCATCTCGTAGTTCTTCAAACTTGTCTATGCCATGATAGCGTACAACATCAGCAGGTACAACATACTCACCTTCACTGAGCATTGCAGGTACATCATCTCTCACTTCTTCTGCCATACTACCTGCAGGGACTTCGTTACCACTTACAGGGTCACGATCTACACCGTCATCAGCGAGTACACCACCCTCGTTCATAAACGCAAACTTCATTTGTTCCTGCATTGGTACGACTCCCCCTTCTTTATATGTTCTTGGTCTGCCTGGAAACTCTCCTTTACCACTAGTGTCAACTCTTAACTCTTTTAATTTACCTATTCTTTTTACTCGCTCTGCCTTTGGAAGAGTCCTTGCTGCAAGAGCAGAGTTAACAACACCAGGAACTTTAGCTAAAACTAAAGGTCCTACTTGTATTATATCTTTAGCCTCAAATACAGGAAGCATTGTAGCTTTATCGTAAAAGAAACTGTGTCTTTCAGGATTAAAACCCACTTGAATATAAGAAGGATCATCTATAGCTTTTTTAGCCATTTCAAAAGCATCCTCATCAGATACATCCTGCCACTTACCCTTCATTGTAGCAAAAGGTGTTTTTTGTCTTTTACCTTTTCCTATGTCCATTACATTTGCTGTTTTTTTAGGGGCTTTGCCCTCTATGTAAAATTCTACGTCT